GTGTTGGCGTAAAGCCCGACCGGCTCGTCATCGGGCCAGCCCTGGCGCACCTCCAGCTCGACGCCTTCGTACTGCTCGATGGGGATGGCGCCGATCCGCATCTCGGACAGATCCAGCGGGCCGTATCCAAAATCGAACAGGCAGCGCAGGTACTGGTCGCTTCCCACCACCTCGGTGTATTCGCGGGCCGCCTTCTTCGGGAACATCCGCACCCGTCCATAGACGCGCGGCACCACGCCGTAGGGGTCGAGCTGATTGGAGCTGCCGGTGATCGACAGTGCCGGGCTGGCGCGGTCCATGCCGCCTCCCAGCCGTCCCATGTCGGTCGCGCTGGCTTTCGGCGGCGGCACAATGGCGTTAATGGCCAGGGTGCCGGCAACGCTGATGATCGCGCCGCCGACAAGGCTTCCGACAGTTACATTCAATGCGCCGAGGCTGAAAAGAGTGGTGCTGGCGAGGCTCTCGCCGAGAATAGCCGCCCCGAGTGCAGCGCCGAAGGCCATGGAGGCTGCCATCACGGCAATTGTCAAAACGGTCCTCAGCGGGCTCTTACCCCCGCCGCCGCCCCCCCCGCCGCCGGTCGGCACCACACGAATGGTGATCACCTGCCCAGCCTTTGGCCGCACGCTACGCCAATAGCAAGGCGCTATCTTGTGATCTCCAATGAAGATGTTGGCATGGCGGCGCAGGTGCTGGTCGGGCTGTGCGACCGCCAGTATGTCGGCCAGCGTACCGCCGGCCGACAGGATCACGTCGATGCACCCTGAGGAAAAGGGATGGGGGGCGGCAACCAATCGGATGGATGGACCGCCCACGACCGAAGGCGTTACCATTGTCGCGTGTCGCGCGAGGAGATGACCATGAGACGGTTGGCTGTGATCTTGCTGATCATGTTGGGGGCATGTACCTCGATGGAGGAGATGCGAGGTGCCGCCCCCGTGTTTTCCGGCCAATTCGTTGGAAACTACATCGACGTCGCTTCCTGCACTGTCCGTGCCTTCTCGAACAGTCCGGCACCGACCCTCATCGTCGACCAAGCGACCCAAACGGCCACACTCACCGGCATCCATCAAGATGGTTGGACGCGCTTCCCCCTGTACGAGGCTACTCTGCACCAGGAAACACCCGCCGGTGGGGTCGTCGTGATGCGTAGCGTGAGGACGGCTTTCGGCGTGCCCCAGGGCGAGACCGCCTGGAATATTCTTGCAGCGTGTGGACGAACGCCTGCGGGTCATCGTGCCGCCGCCCAGCGATAAGCACCGACGACGCGGTTCTTCCACCGCAAACCGTGGTAGCGATCCCACACGGCATCATGACCGGCCTCGATGTGCAGCATGATCCCCGGCGCGACCACGATGCCGACATGACATTCATGGCCGGCCATCCGCAGCAGCAGCACGTCTCCGGCACGCTCTTCACCGGCGGGCACCTCTGACCAGTCACCCTTCCGGCCGGAGATCAGACGTGCATTTTCAGAGACCTCCAGCGTGCAGGCGTAGTCGTCAGCGTAGGACGGCAGCAGAACGCCGAACTGCTCGGCCAGCACCAGCCGCACCAGCCCCCAGCAATCCAGGCCGTCACGGTCCCGCCCCTTCTCGCGGAAGGGCAGGCCGATATAGTCGGCGGTCCACTCGGGAACTTGGGTCACAGGGCGCCTCGGCTGCTTGACACCAGGCCGCAGCTGCGGCTGGATAAGGGCATCCTTCCTGAAAGCCGCCGCCCGTTTAATCAGGACATTTGCCCGCTTGCCGCCGGCTGGGGTCAGTGGACGCCGGGGTAATCCGCCGGGTTGTAGGTGTCGGCGGGAAACGCCTGGGTCAGGAAGTCCTCGAAGGCCAGCGTGCCCGAGATCACCAGCGCGTCGTATTCGACCTGCTTCAAGGTCATCTCAAAAGGCCCGGCCTCCACGATGTCAGGACTGGACGTCAGCACCACCTCCAGCCGCACCGCGCAAGGGCTATGGATGGCCCGCAGTTTCTGGATGATCTCGCGGTCCACGTTGTCGATGGTAATCGTCACCTGGGAAATGCTTTCCCCGTCGTCGGCCGGCAGGTCTACGTCGAACGGGTAGCAGACGAAGTTGGCGCCCCGGCTCGGGATCAGTCTCGCCCCGTTGGCGTCCTCCGGCACCACGTCGTTGGCCACCCGGATCGGCTCGGCCAGTTCGTCGTGGCTGATGGTGGCGAGCAGGGTGAAGACCTCCTCGGTCTCCTGGGCGAAGACGGCCCGGCGGGCGGCCTGGGAAAGTTGCCGGCTCACGGCAGGATCTCCATCTTGCAGGCCACCTTGCACAGCGCCCCGGTGACGAGCTGGATGCCCGGCGGCTGGGTGAAGCGATAGGTACAGGCCGCCTGGGTGCGCGGATGCACCCAATCGAAGGCCAGTGAACCGCCCTTCAAAGTGTCGTTGAAGAACGTCTCGAACAGCACCACCTGCGCCCGGGTCATCTCGATGTTGAAGCTGATGGTGCGGATGGCGGCGGTGAAGCGGCGGCGCACCTTGGCCGGGCCGGCATCCATCGTGGTGCGCAGCATGACGTTGGGAAGCTGCTCGTCGTATCCGTCGAACAGCACTTCCTGCGGCAGATCGGCCGGCCAGACGATGGTCGCCATCAGCGCGGCCCCCTCTTGCGGCTGATGTCCCAGGTGCCCTCCAGCACCTGCGACAGGTCGCCGCGCTGGGCGGCGTCCTTGCGGATCGCCGGGATCAGGATGCGCAGCAGCGCCGTGCCGTCGGGTCCGCGCTCGCGGCTGACCTGCACCGGCGGGCTGTCGGAACCGCGCTGGTCGATCACCTGGACGCTGAGATTGACCTCGCCGCCGCCTCCGCCCGTCGCCATGCGGGGCTGGCGGGCGACGTTGAAGATGTGGCGCGGGTTGTCCTCGGTCAGCACCTCCTCGTTGCGGTTGGCGATGATCGGGAACTCGCCGGGCTTCAGGCCGACGATGCCGCCGACATGGTAGCGGGCGGCGTTGTTGAAGATGGCGTGGTCGATGTGCCGGGTGACGGTGGACCGTCCGACGATGCCGCCGGTGTGGTTGACGCCGGCCGGCGCCATCTCGCTCATGAACGGCCCGACCTCGGCGGCGCTGCCATAGACCTGCACCCCCTGGTTTCCGAACAGGCTGCCGAAGAAGCTGCTCGCCATCCCCGACAGCGGCGCGGTGATCTGGGCCTGCACCTGCATGCGGATCAGGTCGGTGATGATGCTGTCGGCGAGAGAGGCGAAGTCCAGCTTGCCGGTCTTGACGAACTGGACGAGGGCGTCCTCCATCGAGCGGAAGGCGCCCGAGAACACCCGCTCGGCCCGCTTGGCGGCGTTGCCGGCCTCGTCGGCATAGTCCATCAGGGCGCGCTTGGCGCCGTCAGCGAATTCCTTGCTGGCGTCCAGCTTCTCGCGCTCGATCTGCGTCCACTGCTTGGCATAGGCGTCTTCGCTCAGCAGGCCGGTGGCCCGCTGCTCGTTGAGTTGGGCCATCGCCTCGCGGTACCGGAAAGTGGCGTCCTGGGCGCGGTTGGTCTCGATGGCCGAGCGCTTGACCTGGTCGGCGTACTCCCGCTCCTTCAGCGAGCGGAACTCGGCGACCTTGTTGTCGTTGTTGGACAGCCGGTTGTCGTTGGCGAAGCGGCGGGCCCCTGCTTCGATCTGGGCGCGACGGGAGGCGGCCGGGTCGGCGGTGCGAAGCGCCCCGGTCAGGGCCTCGGCGTCCTCGACATCGCGCTTGAGGCTGGACAGCGCCCGCTCGGCGTCGAGAGCCTTGCGGGAGACGCGCAAGCGGTCGACGCCCTGGGCGGCCTGCTCGTAGGCGGCTCCGGTGCGCTCCATCACTTCGCGGATCTCGTTCTCCCGTTCTGCGCTGTCGAGGGCGGCGACGGTGCCGGCGCGATACGCCTTGGCCAGATTGTCGTTGGCGGTGACTTGGGCATCGACCTGGCGCGTCCACTCGGCCCGGCGCATCGCCTCCTCGGCATCAAAGCTGCGCCAGAGCTGGGCGGCATATTCCTTCACCCCGGCGCCGGCATACTGGTAGGCGAAGGCGGCAATCTTGTTCTCGACGGATGTACGGCGCACTGCCTCGGCCGACTGGCCGGCGGCCTTGGCCAGGGCAGCTTGCGCATCGGCCTGCAGCTTGGCGGCGATGGCCGCGTCGCGCGCCCCGGCGGATACTTGCGCCGATGCCCCGCCGACGATCAGGGACTGGGCCTGCCGTACATCGTCACCAACCAATTGCTTGTCCCCGACGAACTCATCCGCCTGCTGGCGGGCGCGCACCAGGTCGCGGGTGGGGGCCGGCGCCGCCAGGACCGCGCGCTGCTTGTCCATCTGATCCTTGAGGTCGCCGAGGGCCTTGGCCGACTGCAGGGTGGCGGCCTTGCCGGCATCGGCCTGCGCCCTGACCGCGCTGGCTTCCAGTTCGGCCACTTGGGCGCGGCCCCGGTCGACCAGGTCGTCGATTTCCTTCCGCAGCCGCTCGACGGTGGCCTGGGTTTCGCGCAGCTCCAGGTCGGTGCGCATGCCGTAGCCGGCGCTCCAGCCCCCTTGGCCCGACCGCAGCTCTGCCAGCCGCGCCTCGGCCGCGATCAACTGGCGGCTTTTCGTCGCCACCTGGGCGCCGATATCGGGTTGCTCGTCCTTCGTCTGGCGCGACAGCCACTGGACGGTGGCGGCCATGCCCCGGGCGGTGGTCTGGACGATGTCGGAGTTGGCCAGCCGGTCGAGCAGGTCGTTCCAGGCGGTGGCGACATCGTGCAGCGCCTTGGCGGCCTCGCTCATGCCCTCGCGGGCGGCACCCTGGAAGCGGCGGTTGAGGGCGTCGACGGCGATCTGCATGGCCTCGGCCTGGCGGCCATGCTCGGCCATCGTGCGGATCTGCCGCATCTCCTCCTCGGTCAGGGAGCCGAACTGCTCGTCGAGCTGCTTGATGCCGGCGTAGCCCTTCTCCAGGGCCTGGGCCAGCATTTCGGTTCCCTTGGCCAGCTCCTGCGAGGTCGCGGCGGAGAAATCCACCGACAGGTTCATGACCTGGCGCACCATGTCGCCCGCGATCCGGCGGTGGGTCAGCAGCCCCTTGGTGGCGGCATAGCTCTCGTCGCGGGAGAACGGCCCCTGGTTCGCGGCCTCGATGCTGATCTGGCGGAGCTGGGCGGCGCTGACCCCGGCGACGTTGCCCATCGCCCGCAGGGATTGGGTCAGCTCGCGGGTCTGGGTGCTGATGGTCGACGCCCGCTGGCCCACCAGGAACAGCCCGCCCGCCACCAGCGCCAGCGGCGCGACCACGCCCAGGACGGCGGGGCTGAAGGCCAGGCGGAACAGGGTCGAGAAGCCGCCCACCGCGCCGGCCGCTTGGGGCACCTGCTGCATCATCACCAGGAACGGGCTCTGGCCGCCGGCCAACTGGACGGCCATGTCCTGAAGCTGGTAGCCCAGGTTGGTGACCTGATGGGCCTGCAGCTTGACGGCGGTGGTGGTGGCCTCGGTGCGCCTGACCACCAGGGCGTGGCTCTGCCCCAGCTCCTGGAGGCCGCTGTTGGCCTTCTGCTGCTCGACGGCGGTGACGGCATGGCTCTTGCCCAGCACCTCGACCGCCTTCGAGGCGTCGCGGGTGCCGATGGCCGCCGCATTGGCCGCTTCCGCCGTCTTCCTGGTGGCGGTGGCGGCCTTCTCGCCGGCCGCCGCCGCGCCGGCCTCGGCCTTGCCGAGTTGCTCGGAGGCGGTGGCCGCCTTGCCGGCCTCGGTCGCCAGGTCGGACACCGCTTCGGCCGCGTCCTCGACCACCTTCCTGGTCTTTTCGGCGGCTTGGGCGACGCCGGTCAGCGACTTCTCGGCCTTCGTGCTTTCCGCCACGAAGCCGTTGGCGTCGCCTTTCAGCCTGATCCCGTAGCCGACGTCGCTCAACCGTCCCTCCTCGGCGGCTCCGCCGCCCCCTTAAAGTCTGGCGCGTTACCCGCGCCGGGACATCACCTCAAGGGCGGCCCCTTCCATGACTTGCAGATCCTCGAACAGGGTGGCGCGCTGCGCAGGCGGCAGCCGCCGCCCCATCATCCACAGCGTCGGGGCCACGGCGGCGTAGTCGAGGCCGACGGCGACGCCGGCAAGACCGGCGCGACGCCATTGGGTGGACAGGGCGAGGAAGACCTCGACGGAAGGAAAGCACCAGGGCAGGACGCCGATACACTCTTCCTCGCTCGTCCGGCCAAGCCATCCCTCGATCTCCTCCTCGGGCAACCCGAAGGCCCGCAGATCCTCCTCGCGCTCGTCCCGGCCGGATCGTTGCCCGGCCCAGGCGCGCGCCACCAGGGTCAGTTTTTTCTCCGCGCCCCCGAAAGGCTGTCGAGATACGCCTCGACCAGGGCCGCCCGCACGTAGGGCACCGACAGCAGCTTCTCGCGGGCCTCCTCGCTGTAGGGCAGGTCGTTGCCGTCCTCGTCCTGGATGCCCTTCCAGCCCTCGGTCACCTCGCGCAGCAGCTCGGCGTCGACGTTGCCGCCGCGCAGGATGCCGTCGATGCGGTCCTGGGGAATGACCTTGAAGGTGGCGTCGAAGGTGGCCTTGGTGAATTTGCCGCCGTCGGCCGGGATCTGCACGACGACGGGCCAGGAATAGGAATGGTCGGTCTTCAGCTTCAGCATCGAAAGTCTCCGGGTGTGGGGTCAGTTGGGCTGGCGCGCGGCGTCGAGCTTCACCTCGATGCGCACCAGGTGTTCGGTGAGACGGCGTTCGCTATCCTTGACCAGGCCAACGGTGGCGTAACTCTTGGCCACCTCCAGCTTGTAGGCGGCCAGGGCCTCGCGAGCCTGGGCGGCGCCCATGTCCAGCCGGTGTTCCATCTCCTCGATGCGCGAGGAGAGCTGGCGACGCCCAAGGCGGACGATGATGCTCAGCACCAGCAGCATGAAGGTGGTCAGGGTCAGCAGAGCGCCGAAGATGGTCAGCAGCGACATGGCGTTCCCCCTACATCACCGTGATGACGAGTTCGTCGTTGCCGGCGTCGGGCGTCGGCACCAGGTCCATCTCCAGCGTGGCGATGCCCTGGTCGTCGCCGTAGCGCGGCTTGATCACCTGCACCTTGGGCGCGACGACGGCGACGATGTTCCCGGCGCTGATGCCATGCACCAGGGCCAGCGGCGCCAGGGTCACCGGCGGCAGGGCGGCGGCGAAGAAGTCCTTGTCCGAGATGGCCGGCGCCTCGATGACCACCGAGCCCGATCCCACGCGGTCGGCGATCACCACCGCCGCCGAGTTGGGATAGTCGCGGTGGCGGGCCTGGACACCGAGATCAAGGGTGAGCGAGCGCAGCACCGCCGAATAGCCGTGGATGGTGAAGTCGGGGGTGTTGGCGTTGTTGACCGGCACCGGCTCCTTGAACGGCGTCAGGGTGACGGTCGGCTGGGCGGAAGCGTCGGGGCCGACATAGAGGCCGGTGACCTTGAACCGGAAGCGCGGCAACTGGCCGGCCTGGAATTCCGGGGCCACTGATCCGCGTGCGCCCAGCACCTTGTGGCGGTTGCCGGCCATGTTGAAGTAGAGCGTCAGGCTCTCCTCGTCCTCGCCCACCGGCTGGTAGCTCACATGGGCCGGGGCCAGGGCGATGGTGTAGGTGTCACCAACCTGGAAATTGGTCCCCACCGTCGGCGTGATGGTGGCGCCGTTGGCCAGGGCGAAAGGCGTGGCGTCGGTCATCACCACGCCGGTCTGGTTGATGGCGGCGTGGGGGCCAGCGGCCGGGGCCGACACGGTGAAGGCCGCCACCCCTGATCCGCCGCCGGTGGTGCAGGTAAGCTGGACCGTGCGCGGCACCACGCCGGCAAACGCACCGGCGGCCACATAGGTGAAGGTGCCGGTCGGCGTGCCGACGTTGGTGGCCGGGCTTGCCTGGGTGGAGGCGGACGCCGAGATCACCTCGGCCATGCCGCAGCCGCGCAGCAGCGGGCCGTAGGCCGGCGCCGTGCCGGCGGCGCCGGAACCGGCCACCGACACCGAGAACTCCATGCTGACATGGGTGTTGACCGGGATCTGAGGGCGGGCGCCGAGGTCGGGGCGCACATAGTCGTGGGTGACCGTCTCGCCGTCCTGGGGCGTGATGGTGACGTCCATGACCTGGATGGCGTTGGCGGCGCCGGTCGGGGCGGCGTCCTGGCCATAGGCGGTCTCGACCTTGGCCAGCAGCGTCTTGTCGCGGAACTTAAGCGGCATCGCCGCCTCCCTTCTTCCTGGTGGTGGTCTTGGTCACCGGCGCCGGATCGGCGGCGGCGGGGCGCGGGGCTGGCGGGGCGGCCGCGCCCGAACTGGTTGACGTCGGACGGTCGAGGCGGAAGCCGCGCGCGTCGCGGGGCGCGTCGCCCTGCTCGTGCGGCCGGGTTGGGTCTTCCACCCGTTCAAGCTTGCCGCCCGTCAGCACGTAGCGGCCTCCTCCGGTGATCTTCGTCATGGGCGGCTCCTAGTGATAGCTCTCGGTGGTCAGGATCAGGCGGGCGGAATGGCACAGCACGCCGCAGAACATGACGGGCAGGCTGTCCTCGACCTGCACGCCGGCCGCCTCGTCGTCGGCGGTGCCGGCGACGACCCCGCCCAGGTTTTCGTCGCCCCGGAAGGCGGCGCGGATCGCCTCGACCAGGTCGTCGAAGGCCAGCTCGGAGGCGCCGGTGTCATCGAAGGCCATGAAGCCCTGGATCAGCCAGCGGTGACGCTCGACGGTGCGGCTCACGAAAGGCGCGGTCTCGCGGGTGCCGACCCGGCGGATGTGCCAGCCCAGGAGCTTGCCGTCGACCACGTACAGATCACGCAGCTTGCTCTCTGTCTTGAGAAAGGGCTGGTGGTCGTGGACGCGCCCCACCCCGGGCACGGCTTCCAGTTTGGCGACGAGGGCGGCGCGGATCTGGGCGAGGGTGGCCATCACATCGGCTCCAGTCCGAGCTTGACCAGGGCGTCGCGAGCGTGGTTGCCGAGGATCGCACGGATCTGGTCGAGATTGCCTTCCAGCGCCCTCTTGAACATGAAGTGCCCCTTGGTGCCGTGGGCCTTGATCTTCCAGCGGATGGCCTGGGCCACCTCTTCGCCCTTCGGCCCCTTGATGCCGAGCTTGGCCTCGACCCAATCGATCAGCGGCTGCAACGGCGGCATGTGCGGCTTGCTGCCCAACTCGACCGGCGCGGCATAGGACAGCGGCGAGGCGACGACGCCCAGCACGGTTCCGCCCTGGCGCTCTGGAGCCTGGGCGATGATGCTGTCGGCCAGGGTGCCGGCGGTGCGCGGCGCCAGCTCGCGGGCCTCGCGCATCAGCAGCAGCTCCGCCTCCCAGATGCCGGCGGCCAGCTCCTCCTCCACCAGCTCGGGCGCCTGGCGGATGATCTCCGCCAGACGGCGGATGTCGCCGCCGTCGACGGTGGCCGAGAACGCCTTGCTCATCTGAGCCCCCTGGGATGCAGGAGGCGCGGACGGCCCAGGTTGTCGGTGCTGGGCGGCAGGGCGACCACGGCGCCGGCCGGCGGCACACGGTTGGGGTCGATGCCCAGGCCGTTCAGGTAGCGCCGCCGCAATTCCTTGGCCCGCGCGGCATATTCCTGGGCGGGGGTGGCGCGGCTGACATTGGCGGCGCCGATGGAAGCGTCGATGTCGCCGCTCTTCTCGGCGGCGAGCTGGTCGAGCAGATGGGCTCCGGCCCAGGCAGCAACCGCCTCGCGGTCGGCCGCCGGCACGGTGTCGGTGTCGGCGTCCACCACATGGGGCGCGGTGTAGCGCACGCGGACCTGGTCGCCCGGGCTCAGCGAGAACAGCAGCCGGAACCGCTGACCGGAGGGTACGGTCTCGACCGCCACTTCCGCCGTCGTCAGGAGGGCCGGCGGATCGGCGTCGATGGGGTGCTCCAGTTCCACCAGGGCGCATCCCTCGGCCCACCCCGCCGGCAGGCCGAGGAAGCGTCCGCCGACGGCGGCGACGTCCTCGACCTTGAGGAGGGGCCGGTCCTTGGAATAGCGGGCCACGGCCGCGCGGATCGCCTCGTCCCGGTCGCTGGTGGTGACCGAGGAGGCGTCCGCGCGGACCATGCGGTCCACCAGCGTCTGGAAGTCCTGGAGCACCATGACCCTTGTCCGGTCAGACCCGCACGACGGTCAGCAGCACCGTGATGTCGTTCCAGGTCGGGTTGGTGCCGGTGATGACCAGATCGACGGTCAGTACGGTCTCGTCAGCGATGGCCGGCGTGGCGACCGCCCCCTCGGCCACCTGGCCGGCGGTGACGGCGATCGGCGCCGACAGCAGCGAGCTGGCGCCGGCCTTCAGATCGACGGTGAGCGTCGGCGTGGTGCCGCCCGAGGCGCGCGCGGCGGCCGAGACCCCCAGCAGCTTGGCGGCGAAGGGCAGCTTGAGCCGGGCCACACCGGCTGTGTCGGCGGTGACCTGGCCCGAGATCTGGATCGGGATGACCTGGACGCCGGGAGTGGCGACGGAGGGGACGTTGGTGGACATGACGGAACCTCGACTGGCTGTGGAAGCATCCCGGGCGGCGGAGAAGCCGCCCGGGGATCAGGAAACGGACTTACGCCACCACACCCTTGTAGAGGCCGCGATAGTCCAGCACGTTGCCGCCGTAGATGTGGCGGATCTTGTAGGTCACCTTGTCGTGGGTGAACATCGAGCCCACCGACGGATTGTCCTGAATGAAGAGCTGCGGCTCCTCCGACCCGTTCAGGAAGCCCAGTTCGACCACCGGGATGTCCATCACGTCGGCCGACAGGCACCAGTCGTTGACGTCGCTCCAGTACCAGACCGGCACCACTTCCAGCGCCAGCGACTGCTGGAAGTTCTTGTCGTTCTCGGTGGTGCGCCGGAACAGATCGACAGCGGTCTCCTCGTTGTCGGGCGACACCCACAGGTACTTCGGCCCGATGCCCAGCGGGTCGTTGCTGTCCATCTCCGCCTGCTTGAGCATGGCCAGCCGGCCTGCAGCCAGGGGTGCCGACGCCAGCACCGCCGCGCCCAAATTGCCGTGATCGGCGTGGAACAGGGCCTTGCCGTCGTAGATGGTCGGGTTGGTGCGCAGGAAATCGAGTACGAACTTGGCAAGCGTGCGCTTGGCCGCCCGCGACATCTTGGTCGGGATGCGACGCACCGCGCCCACGTCGTCGTTGGTGATCATTTCGAGCGTCAGCTCTTCGGTGCCGCCCCGCTTGGACACCGCGTACTCCGCCTTCTCGTCGGACGGCGAGGTCAGCGGCATGTAGGGATCGCTCTCGCCCACCGCCGGCAGGTCGCCATAGCCGCCGAAGCGGGTGCGTTCCTGGGTGCGGAAGTCGCTGATCGGGACCGGGTCGCCGGTCAGCAGCCGCCAGACGTCGTAATTGGACTTGGCGCGGTAGTCGGCGATCATCCGCCGCGTCATGGCGTTGCCCAGCACCTCGGCGAAGCTGGCCGAGTTCAGCGCCTCGGACAGCCGCACCGGATCGCAGTCCTGAAGCTGTCCGGTGACGTTGACGTCGCCGGTGGCTTCCACGTAGCAGGCCCGGAACGACCGGGCATGGCGGTGGTCGGTATGCGAGGTGTCGAAGAAGGCGTCGAACATGGCCGAGATCTTCTCGGCGCGGGTCTCGCCGGCCTCGATGCGGGCGGTGCCGCCCAGGCCGGTCACCCGGCCGCTCTCGGTGAAGGCGGCCACATACTCGCGCTCGGCCTTGATCGCCGCGTCCACGTCGGCACGGGTGAAACTGCCTTTGGCCTCGACCAGGGCGATCACGCGGTCCTGCGCCGCCTTGGGCAGGCGCGAGGTGCCGACCGCCTCGCGCAGATAGACGCGGGCATCGACCAGGGCGTCCACCTGGCGGGCGATGGCCGCCGCGTCGGGGATTTGGAGGGCACGGGTGCCTTCGCCGCCGTTCGGGTTGGTGCCGACGGCCTCGGTGAGAATGGCCGTCAGGTCGGCTTCCGACATCTGGGCCGGGTTCTTGCCCGCGAGCAGGCCCTTGGCCTCCAGCAGGGCGATGATCTGTTCACGGTTCAAGAGCTGATCCTCCTGGGCTTCGATAAGGTTGATGATCCCCCCGCCGGCCCCGGGCTCGACGATGATGTCGACCGAACGGACCTTCAGGATCTTGGTGGCGATGCGGGCCGGCTTGGCCCCGACCTTGCCCATGCGGGCGGTGCCGTCGGCATCCATGGACAGGCCGAACACGTCGGCCATGTTGCGGCTGACCGCCTCGGTCATGCGCGCCGCGATGTCACCGGCGGCGTCGAGGACGTGCAGCACGCCCTGCAACTCGCCGGTGTCGGGGGCGGAACCCTCGACGAAGGTGACGTCTGTGATCTTGCCGACCAGGTTGCGGACGTCCTTGCCGGTGGCGGCGCGGGCCAGATGCTCCTGGTCGGCCTTGACGAAGACGCGCACGCCCTCGAACAGCGGCGCGGCCTCGCGCAGCACGATATCGGAGTAGAAGTTGGCGTTGCCCGACAAACCGGCCTGCACGATCCGCACCTTGAAGCGGGTACCGGCCTCCCCGTCCTTGGCGGCCACCGCCTCGATGATGGCGCCGGTCGGCAGAGGGGCCGGCGGGTTGGCGGGAGTGGCGGGCGCCGCGATGGCGAAGGTCTGCTCGACCGGCTGGGCGGCGCCCAGGGTGACCTTGTCGTCGTCGCCGACGGTGAAGGGATAGGCCACCAGCTTGCCGTCCTCGCGGGCCACCACGCGGTCGGCGAACAGCGCCTCCAGATCGGCCCAGGTGTCGCGGCGGCCCTCGGCCTCGTACTTCTTCTCCAGGGCGCCGCGTACCAGGCGGGCCAGCGCCAGCATGTCGCCCTTGGCCTCGGCGAATTCTTCGCCATCAAAGGGATTGGCGGCGGAGCCGCCGGTCAGCGGCACGCCATTGACGCCGGCCGCTTCCAGCAGCGCCTTGATCGTCGCCCAGTTCACAGCGCGGCCTCCAGCTTCTGGCCGGCGATGGTCACCACCACGACCTTGGTCTCGAAGAGGCGAAAGGCGAACACCTGGTCGGGCGCGATGCCCACCAGAGCGGCGGCCTGGGCAGCGTCGGTGACGGCCTCGCCATGCTGCGGGTCGGGCTGCTTGGCCTCGGGCTTGGGCGCCTCGGCCGGCTGCTTCACCTCGTTCTGGGGATCGGCGGCGTCCTCGCCGCCCTTGGTCGGGGCCTTGGCCATCGTTCGTCCTCGCTGTTGCGTCGATCACCGCGCTGGGTGATGATCGCGAGACTGGACGAAGCGGATGGTCTGTTTAATTCGGACAAATGCCCGCTGTCGTATCCTTCCCCCGACATCCGGCGTCCGATTTAGACCTTGGTCGAGACCCCGGTTCTAAGAGGCGCATAAGAGGCCGTAAGAGGCCCCAGCAGCCCTTTCAGGCTATCTCGGCGGGGATAGGGGCGCCCCGAAGGGATATGGCGTTCCCTGAACGCGGTAGCGCGAGACCGGAAAAAGGGGAGGGTTGACGGCTATTCGGCTGCGTGGTCGGCGGCGAAGCCGCCATCATTTGGTCTGTCGGCTGCGCCGACGGCGGCGACGGCCGGATCGCCGGGCAGTGGGTTGGCCAGCCGGAAGGCGAGAGCGTCTTCGACCTCCTCGCGGGCCTCCGCCTCCTGACGGGGCGACAGGCCCATGCCGGGCAGGTCGGCCAGGAAGGCGCGCAGCTCGTCGATGGGGTCGAACGGCCCTGGCGTCTCGACGAACGCCACCGGCTCATCGTCCACCGCCGATCCATTCTTGTGCTGCTTGTTTTCCGGCATCGATGGCACCTTCGATCACGATCCTGGCGGAGTTCCACCGCACTTCCACGTCGGGGCTCCACTGCACATTGTAGTCCAACACGCCCGCTCGGGCCATCGCCTCGTTGATGGCATGGCGGCGGAACTCCGACGCCTCCCGCGACCACAGCCTTCCGGCCTTCACCGCGCTGGCCAGAGACTGCTTCACCGCCTCGGCGACTTCCGTATCGAGCGCCTTGGTGTAGCGTCCCTCCGTCCTGGCGGCCGAAAAGACCGTCCCGTCATGCCCATGCACATAGCTGGTTGCGATGCCGGGGAAATCGTGCAGCACCCCCATGTCGGCGGAACTGAAGGATGTGCTGTCGGGATGGTCGTGATGGATGTGGACCTGGGCGTCCGCCTTTTCCACCACCAACTTCAGGTCCGCCGGCAGGGTCACCCGATAGCGCATGCCCGAGGTGACCGGCGGCCACTCCCGCCCGTCCACCAGATTGCGGGCGGCCAGGTGCTCGCCGGCCGATCCATCGGCCGACGCGGCGGCCAGTACCTGGGTGCGCAGCGCCAGATCCTCGGGCGCCATGACGGGGCGCGGCGCCGTCTGCCAGCCGCTTCCTTTTTCAGCGCCACCGCCGCTGGCCAGAGCCGGCATATCGCGGATCTGCTGGATGTCCCGCTTGGCCCGGCTGCCCGCCAGCTCGTCGTCGGTGAAGGGCTTTTCGCCCTTATGGGTCACCTGCCAGTGATCCATGTAGGGGAGCTGGGTGCAGCCGCAGTTGACGGTGTTCTTCGGGCTGGCCTTGGGGTCGCGGGGGAACATGATCTTCTCGCCGCCGACCAGGAACGGCTCGTCGACCTCGCGGATCTGGCCGTCGGCCAGGTCGTGGGTGCGCCGGGAATGGAGCTTGCCCGACCGGCGCCACTGCTTCTTGAGGCCCGAGACACCCGCCTTCCTGGCCTGCTCCATGCGTCCCTGAGTGGCTGTCGAGAAGGCCCTGCCCAGTTCGGTGCGGACGATGGTCAGCGCCCGGCGGCGAACGGCGCCGCCCAACAGCCCCTGGATCGCGGTGGTGGCCTCGGCCGGCGTGTTGAGGCCGGTCACCACCAGCCCCAGCTCCTGGTTGACCCGGTTGGCCACCACGGTCGAGACGTCCTTCATCTTGGACGTCATGAAGTGCTGCATGGCGAGCAACTGGCCCCGGTCGAGGCGCGGCACCATGCCCTCCAGCCGGATGCCCGGCTTACTGCCGCCCGCGCGTCCCGCGCCATTGTTCAGATTGGCGGCAGAGCCGCCAGGGCCTTCGGCCAGGGGCTGGTCGACCAGCTCGACGCCCTTGGCCCAGCTCGCCTCGGCGCCGGCCGCCATGACGTCGCCGCTCTTCTCCCCGAACTGGACGATGGCCTGCTCCACCTCGCGGCGGAGTTGGGGCAGATACCATTGCTGCCAGTCGGTGGGCTGGGCGGCGGTCAGCGCGTCAATGCGCTCCAGCGTGAGTTTGAGCTGGCGGACGATCTCGCCAGCCGTGTCCACCTGGATCGCCACGGCCTCGTTCCAGACCGCGTGGGCGTTTTGCTCGAACGGTTCCATCGGCCCGGCCACGATCAGGCCCCGGCTTGGCCATTATCCTCGGGCTGCTCGGCGGCTCCGGCACCCGCCCTGCTGGCCTGGGCCTGCTTGCCAAGGGGCGGCGGCGGATCGGCGAACAGGTCGCGCTCGGACTTGGTCTCGGCCTCCTGTCGGGCCGCCTCCAGCTCGGCCTTGGCGTCGAAGTCCACGCCCAGACGCGAGGCGACGCTCTGGATAAGCCGCACCGCCAGCTCTTCGGTGATCAGGCCCCGGTCGGAGGCTCCCACGGCGGCGGCCACCACCTGCTGCAGGGCGCTGGCATAGCGGGTGGTGTCCCGCGCCACCATCTCGGGGAACTCGGCCTTGACGTGGTAGGCCGCGTCGGCAGGATCGGGTTCCTTGCCGCTTTCGGCCAGCAGGCGGCTGCGCACCACATAGGTGCCGATCTCCTCCAGGATCGCCTTGATGACCTGCTGGCGCATCGAGAATATCTTGAAGGTGGGCTCGGACATGCTGTCGCCGGTCGAGCGGTTGACGTCGCTGCCGCCGCCGTACCAGTGCTCGGGGATGGTGCCGCCGCCCAGGACGTGGTTGCGGAACAGCCGCCCGATCTCGGTGCTGTCCGACGCCTTCAGATCGGCGGAGACGGTGTCCCAGATTTCGCTGTCGTTGTGGACTCGCACGCTGGCCGGCTTGGGCGGGGTGATTTTGCCCGCGCGGGCGTTGACCTCTTCCGGTGTCGCCCCCTTCAGCGTCACATCCCACACGAAGGCACGCGATGACAGCGTGCGCTCCAGTTCGCCGAACAGGAACTGGTCGTAGCCGTCGATCCAGTCCGAAAGCGGCAGCAGATCGGAATGGCCGTCGCCATTCTGCAGGTCGTTGACCGTGAAGTAGAAGCACTCCCCATCGCGGAAGTCGTTGGCGCGGATCTCGCGGGTGCGCTTCGAGAACAGCTCGTCGTCGATGCCGTTGACGATCACCCGGTATTTCTTCACCCGCCCCTTGGCGTCCCGCCTGGTCACCACGCCGATGGGCTGGCGGCCGTTGTCGGGATCGCGCAACACCGTGGCGATCATGCCGGGATCAAGATAGCCCAGGCGCACCGCGCCCGAGATCTCGTTGACGAAGGTGGGCCAGCACTGCTCGCCGTACATGGCCAGCTCGCGCATCATCTTGGGCAGGTTGGTCCCCATCTTGTTGATGGGGTCGCGCCAGAAGGCGTCGAGCCAGCCCTGCGCAGCCTCGTCCTCGACCACCAGCTTGATGCCCTCGGCCAGCAGATAGGCCAGCGGCAGCTCGACGGTGCGGTTGCCCAGCGGGTTGGCCCGCCAGAGGTAATAGGCGATCTCGCGCATCCGCGCCTTGGACAGGGGCGACAGGTCGCGCCGCTCGTCGCCGGTCAGCGGACGCCAATCGGCCTCGTCGGCGTCGATGGACACGCCCACCGCCTCGCGGAACGCCCCCGGGCGGTCCTTCGGCTCGGCGGCCGGCTCCATGCCGCGCCACAGGACCGACAGGGCGGCCCCCGCGCGCCGCCACAGGCTCATCTTGCCCATCGCGGGCCTCCTTTGCTGATGCCGAAATTAGGCCGGCCAAGCAGGGCCGCCTGCGGGCCTGGACGGTCGGGGCGATAGGTGTCCTCGTCGGCTTCGACCGAGGCGCCGGCCGGCGGCTGGATGCCGCTGTCGGCCGAGGCGATGCCGAGGAAGCAGGCCCAGGCGCGGTCGGCGTGGCCATCGCCGTCGCGGTCGGCGACCAGGCGGGGCGCGCCGGTGGCGCCGACCACCTTCTTGATCTTGTGCAGGTCGGCCCGCAACACGACGTTGCCGGCGGGGATGCGGACGCGGCGGTCCTCGAATGCTTGGCGGGCGAAGGTGGCGACGTTCAAGGGGGTGGCGCCGGTCAGCAGCACGCCCTCGACCCGGTGGGCGCCGTAGCGGCGCTGCGCGTCCTCGACCGGCTTCTCGCCCATGCCGGTCTGATCCATCGCCACCCGGCGCATCCGATACCGGCGTTCCAGCTCGTCCAGGATGGCGTCCTGCTCGGCGAAGCTGATCCCCTTGGCCTCGACGATCTCGCGCGTCCACAGCACGTCGCCGACCATCTCCCACACCCAGGCGACCCATAGGTCGCGGCGCCGGGCGATGTCGTTGCCGATGTAGACGTCGCCGCCCTGGTACAACTCGGGACGGCCGGCGTCCGTGTGCTCGCAGGCCATGATCAGGTCGTAGGACAGCCAGGCCGACGCCTCTTCCAGGAACTGCAGCTCGTATTCCTGCGCCCAGGCGTCCTCGTCGTTGAGGGCGGAGCGCAGCTCGTCGATGTTGCGGTCGAGGCCCTGGGCCACCGCCTGATGGATGGAAACCTCGTGCCGGCTCCAGGTCTCGTCCCGCGCGCCTTGCGCGCTATTGTTTGAGTTCGGCGGCGAAGCCGCCCGGGCCGTCCACAACTCGTAGAACTTGTTGTCCTTGCCGTTGGGCGTGGACGTGATGCGCAGGCGCAGGCCGGCCTTGGAGATCACCGGGAACAGCGCCTTCCAGATCGCCCTGCTGTCCTTGTGGAAGGCGAACTCGTCGAGGAAGACGTTGGCGGAATAGCCGCGCGCTGTGTCGGGGTTGGCCGGCAACGCCGTGATGCGCGATCCCGAGGGGAACCGCACCTCCAGCGCCTTGTAGATCACCGGCGGGCCGTCCGCCTGGGCGACGACGAATTCCTCGGTCGAGAACTCGGGCGCCCGCTTGCCTCTCAGCAGGCTCTCATAGACCGAATAGAACGCCTTGCAGAACGGCTTGATGGCCTCGTCCATCGCCTCGGCGGCTTGGCGCTCGCCGCGCGACAGGATCACCCACCGCATCCGCTGCCCCTTGATCTCGGCCTGGATGCAGTCGTCGACGATCTCGGCGCAGGTGGTGAAGGTCTTGCCCGACTGGCGCGAGAACATCCCGATCTTGAAGCGGGCCTTGTCCTCCAGCCAGCGCCGCTGATAGGGCAGGAAGTTGATGAGGGGAGCGGTCTCGTCGGCCATCAGCCGAACCCGAGGATGCGCCGGGCCTCCTCCGCCGCCTCGGCGTCGAAGCCGCCCTTGGCCGAAGCCTCGTCCAGCTTGCGACGCATCTCCTCTTCCGCTTCCTTGCGGGCGGCGGCGCGGATCTGGGAGGCGAACTCGGCATGGTTCTTCTGCGCGGTCGAGATGTTGCGCAGCGCCTCGGACAGCGCCTTCGCGTCCTTGGGGTCGAGCGTCACCGCCTCGCCGTCCTCGACGGCCGACAGCAGGTCGAAGACGGCACTGCCCAAGAGCCGCGCGTTGGCGCGCATGATCTTGTCGCCGCCATCGTCCTTCAGGTCTCCGACCAGGCGATCCGCCATGGCGTCGGCGACCTTGATCCGCTCGGCCAGAACCTCGACCCTCTTGACATGACGTCCCAGCGCCGAGCGCGATGGCTGTTGATCCTCGGGCAGCAGCTCGCGCAGCTTGCCCAGGATTTCGTCAATGGTGCGGCCCTGACGGCGCAGCTTGCCGATCTCGTCGCGGACTTCCTGGGGCAGCCGGTCGATGCTGGATGGCTTGACCATAGCGTCAGCGGTCCCAGCGCGAGCGTTCGACCCCGGCGACGTCGACGCGGCCATAGGCGGCGTCTTCGCCGCGTTCGGTCACCTTCACCACCCGCAGGCTGTCGTTGAGCCATTCCTCGGTGGTGCAGCCGGTCTTCTTCAGATGATCGAGATCCTGGCGCAGGTCGTCGCGGCTGTCCTGGGCGAAGCCGCCCTTGGTGATCGCCTTGTAGATGACGCCCTCGTTGGCCTCGCCGCCGACCTCGACTAGCAGCCGCAGCACGAACAGCCGGCGCGAGGCGATCCAGTCGTCGCGGAAGCTCATCACCGATCCCCCTTCATGTGGTGCTCGACCAGCAGGTTGAGGGGGCGCTCGATGCGCTCCATCACTTCCCGCAGGCCGGCCAATTCGGTGGAGACGACGCGGACACTGCCCTCGACGCTGGCCAGCCGGGTCTTCAGCTCGGTCATGTCCTCGTGGTCGGGCAGCGTGGTCATGCGGACCTTGATCTCGGCGACGTCGGTCTCGACCTCGTCCAGGCGGTCCTGGGTGGCCTTCATGTCGGCTTTGGTGGCGAACTCCCCCTTGAGCCGCCACAGCACCGCCGAGGCGACCAGGCCGCCGACACCGGCGACCACGGCGGCCATGTCCTTGATATCGGTGAGTGCGACGTCCATCACTTTCCCCCCAGAGCCTTGGCCAGCAGATCGTCCTTTTCCTTGCTCCCGCGCGAACTGCCGAACTCGAAGGCGAACGCATCCTTGAGGCAGGAACCGAAGATGCCGGCGATGGTGGACAGGATGCCGACCACCTCGCCGGGCACGCTCTGGCGGTAGAAGGCGAGCACGCCGATGCAGGCGATCAGGCCGACGACCACGGCGCCGACCATCAGGTCGGCTCGATGGTTGCTCCGCCCGGCCTTGGCCAGTTCCACGTCACGGGCGCGGGCACTCTGGCGGTCGGCCAGATACGCCTTCTCCAGGTCGGCGTTGATGCTGGCCAGATGGGTCTGGAACTGGGCCAGCAGCTCGGGGTTGGCGCGGATCGCCGCCTCGGCGGCTTCGGGCGTGCTGGTGCCGGTGATCTTCTGGGCGGTGTCGACCACCTGCTTGGCGACCTGTTTGCCCTCGTCGCCGAACAGCCACTTCCCCACATAGGGAGCGGCGAACGAAACGAGGCCCAGGGCTGCGCTAATCGGGTCCATGGTCACCTCACCAGCCGATCCAGGCGGCGACGCCCGCCACCGCACCGAGGACGATCAGGCCGCCCGCCACGACGATCATGGCCAGGGCGGTGAAGCCCTCGCTGCTGTCGAGACTGGCGTTGCGCCCGATCCACCACCCGGCACCGAGGATGGTGAAGCCGAGACCCGCCAGCAGGGCGGCGGTGACGGCGCCGGCACGCGGCACGAAATAGCCCAGGCTTCCCACCGCGATGACGAGCAGCGCGGCCAAGATCCAGGCGTGACGGATAAGGATGGCGGACATGGTCAGCCCTCCAGCAGCTCGAAATGCGGCATGTCGACGAACTTGTCGTCGGCCTTGCCGTTCATGTTGAAGTCGCCGCCCCAGCGCAGCCGCACCCCCATCTCGGCCGCCACCTCCATGATGTGCTGGGCCAGCCGGTGGAACCGCTCGGTGTCCTTCCAGTCGATGGGATAGGGGGCCACGTCCACCGCCCGCGCCGGCAGGCAGTTGTGCTTGGACTTGGGCCAGGGGGTCTTGCTGTTGCCGGCGGCGCACGCGGCGGCCTGCTCGGCTTCGGTGCGGTGGCCGCACAGGATGGTGAAGTCGGACGGCGCACCCTCCAGGGCGGCCGTCATCACCCGCCGCAGCCGCTCGTCGCAGTTGGCGAGGCGGTCGAGCGACCGCTGGGAGAAGGTGTATGGGGCTCTGGTGGCGTCCGACATGTGGCCCTCGCTGGTGGAAATCTCCAGCGAAGGTGCCGTGTCCGCGTGCGGGTTTTTATCCGGGCAAATGCCCGTCGCGGACCTTCAGGGGATGTATGGAACGGTGTTGAGAGGATCGGGGGAACCGAGGCTGCGGTCAAGTCCCCTACAGGAACGACCCCTGGCGCGGGTCGGAAGGGCGGTTCTTGCCGCTCTTGCCGGTGCGGTGGCGACGCACCGTCTTTTCGTCCACACCCAGGGTGCGGGCGATCTCGATGGCTGACTTGCCCTCGGCCAGCATCTTGCGGATCGCGGCCCACTGCTTGCGCCGCGACCCGGCGGGGCCGAGCGGGATCTTGAGCTGAGGGTTGGCCCGGCCGCCGAACTCGCGGGCCAGCAGCCGCGCCGCCTCCCAGCCCACCGCCTGCACAAGCCAGTTGTCCTCGGTCAGCCGCTCCTCCGAGCAGAAATAGGCCGGGCCGCCGCCCTTGACGGCGCAGATCTGCAGGGAGGCGGCGAGGCCCGCTACCGCCTGGATCTCTCCCAGCACGCCATCGAGGACGATCTCGGTCATTGTGATTGCCGCTCCGCTTCCAGTCCCCACTCGACCAGGGTGCGGATCTGTTCCGCGATGCTGGTCTCGTCGGCGAGAGCACGCTCCCGGATCTGCGCGAAGGTGTCGTCGTCGAACCGAACGACAATCTGGGTGGTGGCGACGTCACCCTTGCGCTTGCAGCCCTTGCCCGGCCCCCTCATTGCCGCCCTCGCTTGGCCAGCTCGCGGGCGCGCCACGCCTTCAGGCCCTCGATGACGCGGTTGGCCTCGGCGGGCGACAGCCATTCGGGGTCGGACAGGCCGGCGGGCCGCTGCTCGGTCTTCGTCATGCGCTGGACGAAGGCGGAGAGGCCGGCCCGGTTGGCGATGACGGGGATGCCCTGGCGGCAAATGTCCTCCCAGATGGCGAACACCTTGCGGACGTGCGGCTTGGCGGAGGCCGGGCGGTGCGGCGCCGCCGACTTCTTGGGCTTCCATCCCAGGCGCTTGAACTCGGCCAGCACGGCGTCGAGCTGGCGGTCGGACAGGCCGGCCGAGCTGCTCTTGCCGGTGACCCGCACCAGGATGTCGCGATAGGTCTCGTCGTCGAGGCCCAGTTCCTTCTTGGCGATATGGACCTTGGCCAGCATGGGGTTGCGGCTGCTCATGGCGCCTCTCCTGGGCTTGATGGTTATCTTGGTCAGATCCCGGTCCACCCGGAACCCACGCCGAACAGCGACACGGCCGATGGCGGAGATCTGCGCGCGGCTGCCGGAATGGCGGAACAGGCCGAGATAGGACGTGGCGCTGTCGGGTACCGCGGCCTTCGGCATGGTGGAGATCCGCGCCAGGGCGACGCGGTGGGTCTTCGGCCGGGCGGAGCGCCGATGCGGGCGAATGACGTGGCCGACGAAATCGACGCCCTTCTCGACCGGCGCCACGAAGGTCTTGCTCTCAGCCAGGCGCAGGCCGAGGCCGGCCAGGTGCGCCCGTATCGCGTCAGTGGCGGCCAGCAGCACCTTGGGGTCGGAGTGGACCATTACCATGTCGTCGACGTAGCGGACGTAACGCAGCTTCAGGTGGCGCTTGACCATTT